CTAATTTAGTTATTGGAACAACTTCTACTACAGCAATGGCTGGAAATACTACAACGATTAGTGGAGGTCAAGCATCAGCTATAACTGCAAATACTGCCAAGGTAGGTATTACAAGTACTCAAGCTTCAAACATTACAACTAACAATGCTAAAGTAGGAATAACAAGTACTCAAGCATCTAACATTACAACTAACAATGGGAAGGTTGGTATTACATCTACTCAAGCTGCAAATATTGTAACTAATAATGGTAAGGTCACAGATTCAGGTACACCAGCAATATTATCAAATGGTTCTACACCATCATTAAACTCAAATATTTCAGCTGTAGAAGTTAGAAATTTAATTGGAGCAGGAACAAGTTCAAGCGCAGGTGTAACGTCAGTAAGTGGAACAGGAACGGTAAGTGGACTTACATTAACAGGAACAGTAACAGGTACAGGAGATTTAACATTAGGAGGCTCATTGTCTTTATCAAGTGCTAATGTAACAGGTGCATTAGGATTTACTCCATATAACAATACTAACCCTTCAGGTTTTACATCTTTTGCAGAACCAGGGATATTTAGTGGAGGAGGTTCACCAACATTAGCTTCAGGTGTAACAGCAGCAGAAATCAGATCACTTATAGGAGCAGGTACTGGTAGTGGTTCAGTTACTGGATCAGGAGTTAATAATAGGTTAGCTATTTGGACAGGCACATCTTCCTTAGAAGGTGATGCAGACCTTACATGGGATGGTTCGGAATTAGTAATAGATGGAACATTATTTGTTGATGGAAATATACAAAGTGCCAACGGAGCTACTAATTCAGTACAATGGGAAACTGGTTACACAAGAAGTATAACAGGATTTTCTGATTCAGGATCATCAACTATAACATTAACATTATCACAGCAAAGCGGTAGTACACTTACTACTTCATTTTCTAATCCACAAGGAACTACAACTCCAAGTAGTACAGAAACTTTTACTAACAAGTCAGGTAATATTAGTCAATGGACTAATGATTCAAATTATATTACTTCAGCACAAGCAAGTTTTTTACCACTAGCAGGTGGTACAATGACTGGTAATATTGACATGGGGGATAATAATGTACGTTTTAATGCTACATCTGGTGGAGCAGGAGACGGAATATTATATAAAGACACTTCAGGAGGATATAAAACAGCTTTAACTTTTGAAAACTCAAATAGAGTAGTTCTTCAAAACAGAGCAGCTAATGGGGAAATTGATTTAAGAGCAAATACTTCTGTAGCTGGTGTAGGAGGAGAGGTTGCTGTAGCCACTATAAAAGACTCAGGAATAATTACATTTAAGCCTATAGGATTAGATGTAGGTTTAGCAAATAACAATGGTAATGGATTTACATTATTTACTGGAGGTTCTTCAGTGACAGGTGGTAAAATATATTACTGGACAGGAAGTGGATGGACACTTGCAACGCCAACTAATGCTTATAATAGATTAATAGCTATGGCTAAAGGAACTGGAACATCAGGTTCTGTTGGAATGATTGTTCAAGGTTTAGTTAATGGAGCGCAATCAGTTACAAGTAACGGTATAGCTGCATACTTAACGACAAGTGGAAACATAACAACAACAGTCCCTACATCTGGATATGCAAGAATAGTTGGATATGCATACAGTAGTACAATATTTTATTTTGACCCAGATAAGACTTGGGTTGTAATAGCAAATCCATAAAATATAAATAATGGAATTTATAAATCGTAATCTTACATTTACTGAAAATTCTATATATTATATAGACCAAGAAACAGAAGAAACTCATTATATAATGATGGATTGGGAACAAACAATTATGAAAGCTCATGCTGACTATATTTGTTCTAAAGGAGGAGATATTTTAGAAATAGGTTTTGGAATGGGAATTAGCGCAGATTTTATACAAGCTAATAATATTAATTCACATACAATTGTAGAGTACCATCCAGAAATATATAACAAAGCTTTAGCATGGGCAGAAAATAAACCTAAGGTAAATATTGTTTTAGGAGATTGGTATCAAGTAAGAAATCATTTACTAACATATGATGGGATATTTTACGATACATGGGGTGATGAAAACGCAAAACATTTAAAACAAGTAATGCCTTATTTAATGAAAAAAAATGGGCTAGCTACTTGGTGGAATAGTTATCTTACAGAAGATAATCAATTAAAAATAGAAGCTGATAGTTACGAAGTTATACCAGTAACTCCAGACTCTAATTTGTATTTCAATCATACAGAATATTATTTACCAAAAAAACAATATTAACAATGGCTGAAATAACTATAAACGTAACATCAAACAGACAAGGGTCAATAGTAAAAAACGGTGGCGCATCAGAAGACTGGGATGATGTAATTAATGCAAGTTCAGGAACTACTGTAAGTTCAAGTGTTACTCAATCAACACCTGTTCGTGCAAGAAGAGCTACTGATAGAGGTGGTAATACTTCTTTTAATTGCTCAAGATCATTCTTTTATTTTGATTGTAGTTCTTTACCAGCTGGAGCAGTAGTAAGTGCAGGAACTTTTACAGTTAATGGTGTTTCTAACGCTGGTGTAAATTCAGTAGTAATGACTGAATCTAATGGAGCTTTTGGAACAAATGGAGGTAGTGCTTTGACTACAGGTGATTATGATACAGCAGCTTTTGAAAATCAATTTTCAGATACAATTAGAGGGTCTGATACTATCTTCGCTTGGAATTCAGGTACACAAAATTCAGGAGAAAACGACTTTCAATTAAATGCAACTGGTATAAATAAAATAAACAATTCATCAAGTCCTAAAAAATTAAATGTAGCTTTAGTTAATTATAATTATGATTATAGTGAAACTAGCCCATCATCAAGTCTTGATGCTCGTAACGGTATATACTTTTTTACTTCAGGAGGGTTTATGCCTAAATTAACATTGGTATATGAAATAAGTAGTTATGCTAATACAATAAATGGTGTTACACCAGCTATGGCATCATCTTTTGATGTATGGCAAGTGAACCAAGTAAACTTGAAGGGAGAAGATACTCCAGCTGCATCAGCTGTTAATGGTATAGAGTAATTCAAAAAAAATTCCTATCTTTGTTAAAATAATAAAAATAATAAAATCAAATGAAAAATTTAACTACAGAAGAATTAAAGTCAGTACAAGACATTCACAACTCATTTAACAAAGCTAAGATTGACCTAGGAGATCACGTATTACAAAGAGATGCTCTAGTAAAAAACGTAGATGTAATAAGAGAAAAATTTGCTACAATTGAAAAAGAATTAATTGGAGTATATGGAAAAGATTCTATTATTGATTTAATGACAGGCGAAGTAAAAACTAAAGAAGAAGCTGCTGAAACAGCTCAAATATTAGAAGATGCTGAGGCTGACGTAAAAGAATATAACGATAATCTTAAAAAAGCATAAATGTCTAGAATAAGTAATAAAGCTGCATATCCTCCTTTATCTCAACCTGCTTTAGCTGATTATGTTGTTATAACAGATGCGAATAAAAAACTTGCTACTAAAACTGTATCATTAAATGGAATAAAAAACTTATTTCAATTAAGTTATAATGATATAACTATAGAAGTAAGTTCGGCAGAACTTTTAGCTTTATATACTGTTCCAAAGACTTTGCTTCCTGCGCCTGGCGTAGGTAGAGTATATGACATTTTTAGTATTTTTGCGTATCTCGATGCAGGCGTTACTGCTTATGATTTTGTAGATCCCGTTCAAGTTAAACAAGGAACTTCAGTTTGGGCTGAATTGCCTACTGCTTCTTTGATGAATGCTGGTGCAGATTCTGCCGCACATTTTCAAAAGCAAACGCTTGCCTTACCTATTAACACTTCTGTATTATTACAAGCTCAAGGAGCTAACGCTACAGTTGGCGCAGGTATACTAAAAATTAATATTCGTTACAGAAATATAGAATTACAATCATTCTAATATGGTAATCAGAAAAATTTCTATTGGCGCAGATTATAAATCAGGTGCTATGCATTACATAGTAGGCCAAGAAGTTTTGGGTGGTAAACATAAAATTCATCTTATACAACATGACCCAGAGTCAGAGTCGTATAAAATATGGGTTGAAAAAAATTCCGAAATATTAGTTTGGAAAGATTTTAAAACAACACTGCCAATATCGTTAGAGTATAATATAAACTTTTAATGAAATCCCCACATTCTTTTATTGTAAAACCTATAGACAATAGGAGATACAGTAATACAAAAAAAATCGGTAACATAGATTTTATAACAAGTACGTCAGAGGAAGACCATACGGTTTCTAATAGATATGCTAAAGTTATAGAAGTTCCTATAGACTATACAGGAGAGGTTAAAGTAGGAGACACTTTATTGGTACATCATAATGTGTTTAAGTTTTATAATGACATGTATGGCAGAAGAAAAAGTGGGAAAAGTTTTTTTAAAGACGATTTGTTTTTTATTGATCCAGACCAGTTTTTTTTATTTAAAAGAAATGACGTATGGAAAGGTTATCACAAATATTGTTTTGTAAAACCTGCAAGTGCTAAAGATAGTTTTATAAAAAAATCAGGAATTATAGAGCCTTTAATGGGTACTCTTAAATATTCTAATTCTCAATTAGATAAGCTAGGTTTAAAAGTTGGTGATGAAATATCATATCAACCAGAAACAGAATATGAGTTTAATGTAGATGGCGAAGTATTATACAGAATGTTTACTAATAATATAACTCTTAAACTAAATGGATATTAAAAGTATTAAGTTGCAAATTATTAGTGCAGGAGAACAAGCTGTTGTTCAGTTAATTAAAGTTGCTAAAGAAGATATTATAAAATTTAATTCAGAAGATGAATTAGCAGCAGACAGATTAAAAAATGCAGCAGCTACAAAAAAGCTTGCTATATTTGATGCGTTTGAAATATTAAAAAGAATTGAAGAAGAAAGAGCTTTATTAGATGGTATAGATATAAAAACAACTAATACTCCACAAGGATTTGCAGAATCAAGATCAAAATAGACTATATAAATTAATTACTAAATTAATTCCTAACTCAGTTATTGCTACTAAAAACAAAGCAAGAACTTGGAAATATGGTTATAATGAAAAATACAAAATAGTTGTTATATCTAAAGACGGTACTATAGGAGATATATATAATATAAATAGTTTAATAGTAGCACTTCCTGCAACACCTAAATTAAAATCTGACGAAAAAAAAGAAAATCAATATTGGAAGCCAGCGTTAATAAAAAAAGAATTAAAAAAAATTCAATCTATATTTCATTGGCATCAAACCCCTCCTCAGTTTAAAGCAAAGTGGATAGACTATATTGAATCTGAGTTTGACAAACGAGAACAAGGAACTTGGTTTTTAAATAATGGTAAATCAACTTATATTACTGGAACACATTATATGTATCTTCAGTGGACTAAAATAGATGTTGGTAATCCAGATTTTAGAGAAGCTAATAGAATCTTTTATATATTCTGGGAAGCTTGTAAAGCGGACTACAGAAGTTTTGGAATGTGTTATTTAAAAATAAGACGTTCTGGATTTTCATTTATGAGTTCTTGCGAAGGAGTAAACCAAGCTACTATAACTAAAGACGCAAGAATAGGAATATTATCTAAAACAGGAGCTGATGCAAAAAAAATGTTTACAGACAAAGTTGTTCCTATATCAAATAATTACCCTTTCTTTTTTAAGCCTATCCAAGATGGTATGGATAAACCAAAAACAGAATTAGCTTATCGTGTACCAGCATCAAAGATTACTAAAAAGAATATGTATGATACTGGGGATGAAGAGCTTGAGGGATTAGACACAACTATTGATTGGAAAAACACTGGAGACAATGCTTACGATGGAGAGAAATTACAATACTTATTACATGATGAAAGCGGTAAGTGGGAAAGGCCTGAGAATATATTAAACAATTGGCGTGTAACCAAAACTTGTTTACGTTTAGGTAGTAAAATTATTGGTAAATGTATGATGGGTTCTACTTCAAACGCATTAGACAAAGGAGGTTCTAATTTTAAAAAGTTATTTGAAGATTCTGATTGTTCTAAACGAAATCAAAACGGACAAACTAAATCAGGGTTGTATAATTTATTTGTTCCTATGGAATGGAACTTTGAAGGTTATATAGATAAATTTGGAATGCCTGTTTTAACAACTCCAGATAACCCTATTATGGGTATTGATAATGAGTGGATTAAAATAGGAGCTATAGACTATTGGAGAAATGAAGTAGAGTCTTTATCTAATGATCCAGATGCATTAAATGAATTTTACAGACAGTTTCCTAGAACTCATTCACATGCTTTTAGAGACGAATCTAAACAATCTTTATTTAACTTAACTAAGATATATCAACAAATAGATTATAATGATTCTTTAATTAAAGAACATTTTGTTACTAGGGGATCGTTTCATTGGAAAGATGGCATAAAAGATTCTGAGGTTATTTGGAGTCCCAATAGAAATGGAAGATTTTTTGTAACTTGGACACCAAGAAAAGAATTGCAAAATCAAGTAGTTAGCAAGCATGGCAAGAAGTATCCAGGTAATGAACATTTAGGTTCATTTGGATGTGACTCATATGACATCTCTGGAGTTGTAGTCGGTAAAGGATCAAACGGTTCTTTGCATGGTATGACTAAGTTTAGTATGGAAAAATGTCCAGCAAATCATTTCTTTTTAGAATATATAGCTAGGCCTCAAACAGCAGAGATATTTTTTGAGGAAATTTTAATGGCTTGTATATTTTATGGAATGCCTATTTTATGTGAAAACAATAAACCACGTTTATTATATCATTTTAAAAATAGAGGGTATAGAGGATTTTGTATGAATAGAGTAGATAAGGCTTTTAGTAAATTATCTAAAACAGAAAGAGAGTTAGGAGGGATTCCTAATTCTTCAGAAGACATAAAACAATCACACGCTTCAGCTATTGAATCGTATATTGAAAAACATGTAGGCTTAGATTTAAGTGGAGAGTATAGAGAAAAAGAAGATATGGGAGAATGTTATTTTCAAAGAACATTAGAAGATTGGGCAAAATTTGATATTAGTAACAGAACTAAACATGATGCATCTATTAGTTCTGGTCTTGCTATAATGGCCAACCAGAAGCACTTGTATACTCCGACTAAAGAAAAATCAAAAATAAGCATTAACTTTGCAAGATATAATAACAGCAACACATCCAGTCAATTATTGAAATAAATGAAAGAAGTAACTATAAATATAAAGTCAGCTGTATTTCCAGACCAATTTGCTTCGGACTCGGATAAAAAAAGATTAGAATTCGGATTACAAGTTGGCCAAGCTATTCAATACGAATGGTTTAGAAAAGATGGTGGAACTAATAGGTTCTACAATCAGTGGACACAATTTAATAGGCTTAGATTATATGCTAGAGGAGAGCAATCTACAGCTAAATATAAAAACGAATTAGCAATTGATGGAGACTTAAGTTATCTAAACTTAGACTGGTCTCCTATATCAGTTATCCCAAAGTTTGTTGACATCGTTGTAAACGGAATGTCGGACAGATTGTTTAAAGTAAAAGTTTATGCTGAAGACGCAATGTCAGCTGAAAAAAGAAACAAGTTCCAAAACATGGTGGAAGGGCAAATGATTGCCAAGCCTTTATTAAGTCAAATTTCTAAAGATTTTGGAGTTGATGTTTTTACAGTTCCTGAAGAAACTTTACCTACTGATGACCAGGAGTTAGAGCTATACATGAATATGAAGTTTAAACCAGCTATTGAAATTGCTGAAGAAGAAGCTATTAATACTTTATTAGCTGAGAACCATTACGATGATACTAGAAAAAGAGTTGATTTAGATTTAATGGTTTTAGGTATTGGAATGACAAGACATCAATTTCAATTAGGACAAGGAGTTAAAATTGATTATGTTGATCCTGCAAATATAGTTTACAGTTATACAGAAGATCCTTACTTTAAAGATTGTTTTTATTGGGGTGAAATTAAAACTGTAGCAATTACAGAGCTTATAAAAATAGACCCTTCTATTACCAATGACCAACTGGAGGAAATTTCTAAATACAGTCAGTCATGGTATGATTATTTTAACGTAGCTCAAATGTATCAAAACAGTATGTTTGCTAGAGACACATGTACTTTGTTGTATTTTAATTATAAAACTACAAATACTTTTGTTTACAAGAAAAAAGAAACAGCTGAAGGAACTTTTAAAACAGTAGAAAAAGACGATCAATTTAATCCTCCACCTGAAATGATGGAAGAGGGTAATTTTGAAAGAGTAGAAAAAAGAATTGACGTATGGTATGAAGGTGTAATGGTAATGGGAACAGACATTATATTACAATGGAAAATGATGGAGAATATGGTTAGACCAAATTCTGCAAATCAATATGCTTTACCAAATTATGTAGCATGTGCGCCTAGAATGTACAAAGGAAGCATAGAGTCTTTAGTTAGAAGAATGATACCTTTTGCTGATTTAATTCAAATGACTCATTTAAAAATACAACAAGTAGTTTCTAGAGTTGTACCTGACGGTGTCTTTATAGATGCCGATGGATTAAATGAAGTAGATTTAGGAACTGGAGCAGCATATAATCCAGAAGATGCATTAAGACTTTATTTTCAAACAGGTAGTGTTGTTGGTAGAAGTTACACAGGTGACGGTGAATTTAATAATGCGAAAATTCCTATTACTCAATTAACTTCTAATAGTGGAGCTAATAAAATGCAAATGCTTATTGGAAACTATAATCATTATTTAGATATGATTAGGCAAGTTACTGGATTAAACGAAGCAAGAGATGGTAGTATGCCAGACCCAAATTCTTTAGTAGGAGTTCAAAAGTTAGCAGCATTAAATTCTAATACTGCAACAAGACATATTTTACAATCAAGTTTATATATAACTAAAACTTTAGCTGAAGCTCTTTCAATAAGAACAGCTGATATATTAGAATATTCTGATTTTAAAGATGAGTTTGCTATGCAGATAGGAAAATACAATGTGTCTATTATAGAAGAAATTAAAAACTTATACCTCCATGACTTTGGTATATTTATAGAAATGTCTCCTGACGAAGAACAAAAAGCAATGTTAGAACAAAACATTCAAATGGCTTTGTCTAAAGAAAATATTAGTTTAGAAGATGCTATAGATATTAGAGAGATAAATAATTTAAAGATGGCTAATCAATTACTAAAAGTAAAAAGAAAAGCTAAACAAGCATCAGAGCAACAGCAAAAACAACAAGAACAACAGATGCAAGCTCAAATGCAAATGGAGCAACAACAATCAGCGGCTCAAGCAGCTATGCAACAAGCTCAAGCAGAGCTTCAAGGTAAGATGCAATTAAAACAAGCTGAGATAGGTTTTGAAATAGAAAAACAAAAAAACGAAGCTGAATTGAAAAAAATGTTAATGGCTGAAGAGTTTGGATATCAAATGCAATTAAAAGGTATTGAGCAAAGTCAATTAGACGCTAGAGAAAAAAGTAAAGAAGCTTCTAAAGACAAAAGAATTAATCAACAGTCTAGTAATCAATCAAGAATGATTGAGCAAAGAAAGCGAAACACTCCTTCTATAAATTTTGAATCTAACGAAGATAGTTTAGATGGTTTTGACTTAGCAGAATTTGACCCAAGATAAATTAAATAAATAAGTATTAACTTTACAAAAATTAAATCAAATGGATATTAAAGTAAAAGAAGTAAAATTCGAAGAGCCAAAATCAGCAATCGAAGTAGAAGAAAAGCTGTTAAAGGATCATGAAGACAAATTACAGGGAACTTCTGTAAAAGAAGCCTCTGACACAAAAGAAGAAATTACGTCTGAAAAAGAAACGAAGGCGGAAGAAAGTTCAGAGTCAGAAATAAATGACAAAGACGTTCTTAAATATATTAAAAATAGATATGATAAAGACATCTCGTCAGTAGATGAATTGTTTGCGCAAACAAAAGACAATGACGATTTACCTGATGATGTGGCGGCATATTTTAAGTACAAGAAGGAAACAGGACGTGGAATTGAAGACTTTTATAAATTACAAAAAGACTACGAATCCATGGACGGTGACCAATTGTTGGCTGACTATTATAACGTAACCGAAGATGGGTTAGACGCTATAGATATTCAAGATTTAATTGAAGATAAATTTTCTTATGATGAAGATTTAGATGATGTTAAAGATGTGAAGAAAGTTAAGCTAGCAAAAAAACGAGAACTTGCGAAAGCAAAGAAGTTTTTTAGTGAACAAAAAGATAAATATAAAGCTCCTCTTGAGTCAAGTGGGGGTGGGTTGTCTGATGAACAAGAAAAAAGTCTTACTGCTTATAAAAGTTACATAGAAGAATCTAAAACTGTTGAAGAAGCAAATGAAAAAAGATATGACTATTTCTTAGATAAAACTGAAAAAGTTTTTAACGATGAATTTAAAGGTTTTAAATTTGATATCGGTGAAAAAGATATGTCTTATAAACCAGGGACAGCTCAAGAATTGAAAAACAAACAGAAAGACGTTAACACATGGCTTAACACTTTTATGGATGACAAAGGCTTGATAGAAAATACGGAAGGATACCACAAGTCTCTTTCTGTTGCAATGAACCCTGACAAATTTGCTAAATTTTTTTACGAACAAGGCGTAGCAGCAGCTGTGGATAATGTTACTAAGAAATCTAAGAACATAAACATGGATGTTAGGCCAGCTCCTCAATCTTTTCAAAAAGATGGATTGAAGATAAGAAACGTAGGAAATACTGATTCAGGTAGAGGACTCAAAATAAGAAGTATAAAATAAATTATTTAAACTAAAAAAAAATTAATTATGTCAGTATTACAAACACCTGGATTTCAGTTACAGCCTTCTGCACAGAGGACTCTATCTCCATCCAACTACATAACTAACTTTGATTTCTTGAATCAGTATTTACCAGATACATATGAAAAGGAATTTGAGCGTTATGGAAACAGATCAGTAGCATCCTTCTTAAGACAAGTAGGTGCTGAAATGCCTTCAAATTCAGATTTGATTAAATGGGCAGAACAAGGAAGACTACACGTTAAATATACAAATGTAAATGCAGATAGTGCAGCACTTCAAGGTGCAGCATCAGCTAATTTTACTGTAAACGATGTGTTAAATCCTTTAACGAATGCAGCAGCAAATATATCAGGACAAATTGCAATGAGAGTAGGTCAAACTCTTATGATTTCTGATAATGCTCCTAATTCAACATTAAGTAACAAAGCAATTGTATCAGCTGTTAACTACGCAACAGGTGTGGTAACAGTATTGTTTTACGAAGCTCTTGGTCAATCATTTGCGGTTAACTCAACTGTAACTATATTTGTTTATGGTTCTGAGTTCCAAAAAGGAACAGACACAATGGCTGAGTCGTTAACTTCAGATGATTTCATCTTTCAAAATTCACCAATCATTATCAAAGACAGATACAGAGTAGCTGGTTCTGATATGGCGCAAATTGGATGGATTGAAATTACAGGAGAAGACGGAGTAAATGGATACCTTTGGTATTTAAAGTCAGAGCATGATACAAGACTACGTTTTGAAGATTACCTAGAAACAGCTATGGTGGAAGCAGTTCCAGCAGAAGCAGCTTCAGGTGCAATTGGCTCAACTACTACAGGTAATAAAGGTTCAGACGGAATCTTCTTTGTTGTACAAAGTAGAGGTAATATCTATGGTGGTGGAAACCCAGTAGCTTTAGCTCAATTTGACAATGTTATTCAAAGACTTGATAAGCAAGGAGCAATTGAAGAAAATGTATTATTTGTAGACAGACAATTCTCATTTGATATTGACGATATGTTAGCAGCACAAAACTCTTACGGAGCAGGTGGTACTTCATATGGTTTATTTGACAATGATAAAGAAATGGCTTTAAATCTTGGATTCACTGGATTCAGAAGAGGTTATGACTTTTACAAGTCTGATTGGAAATATCTTAACGATGCAACTATGAGAGGTGGTATTGTTGGAGGTGCAGTAAATGGACTATTAGTTCCAGCTGGATCAACTACAGTATATGACCAAGTATTAGGTAAAAACGCTAAGAGACCATTCTTACACGTTAGATATAGAGCTTCAGAAACTGAAGACAGACGTTACAAGACTTGGATTACAGGTTCAGCAGGTGGAGCGCAAACTTCTAACTTTGATTTAATGGATGTGAATTTCCTTTCAGAGAGAGCAGTATGTACTTTAGGTGCTAACAACTTCTTCTTATTCCAACAATAAGAAGTACATTAATAAGGGGGGAGTTAATTCTCCTCCCTTTTTTTTTAAATCAAATTAAATTATATTATTATGAAAAACAACAGCAAATATGTCGCTAAGACATACAAATTAAAAAGTGAAGCTTCTCCATTAAATTATATGTTAAGCTCACGAAACTCAACAAGATTTCCTTTATTATGGTTTGACGAAGATGCAGGTATTAACAGACCTCTTCGTTATGCAAGAAATCAAAAAAGTCCTTTTGAAGATGAGCAAGATGGAAACGCAATATTAGAACCAATTGTTTTTGAAGATGGGTTTTTATTCGTTCCAAAAGAAAATCAAATACTACAACAATTTTTATCTTACCACCCACAAAAAAATCAAGTGTTTCAAGAAGTTGACAAAGCTAAAGATGCAAATGAAGAAGTAGAGTGGATGGATTACGTTTTACAAGCTCAAGTAACAGCTCATGATTTGACTGTTGAAAAACTCTCATCTTTAGGTAGAGTTGTCTTTGGACAAAAAGCTGATAAAATGTCAACAGCAGAATTAAAAAGAGATATGATGATATATGCTCAACAAGATCCTCAAGATTTCTTAGACACTATTAATGATCCTATGGTAGAACTACAAGACGAAGTAGTTCAGTTTATAAGTCATGGTTTATTAGTACTTAATAATAAAAAAGTAAACTTTAATTTACCAGGAAATAAGAAAAAATTAATGACAGTTCCTTTTGGAGAAGACTCTCATTACATTTTAGCTTCTTATATGCAAAGTGATGAAGGACTAGAAGTATACAAGTTGTTAAAGAAACACCTTGATAAGGCTAAGTAATATTTACTTATCTTTGTACTTTATTAACCCTTAATTTTATTTTTATTATGGCAATGTCAAAATATTTATCAGTATACATTAATTCAGCATCTATTGCAGGAGGAGCGAATCTTATCCCAGCAGATGGTATTATTAATGTACTTCAAACAAATGCAACAACAGTTACTATTAACTTAAGAGATGCAGCAGCAGGTTTTCAAACTGTAGCAATAACCCATACAGCACTACCAGCTTACGCAGCTGCAACGCCAGAGGATTCTAGAGCTATGAGAAATTTCTTTGCTGACGCTATAGCACAAGCTTTATCCACTGGTTGGACAAGTCCTGCTTACTCTATATCTAACGTACCTGCTTACCCTGAAATCAAACCAGCGGCAGGAACAGGTAATGTAACAATTACAGCAATAGCTTGGTCTTAATATTAACCTTTAAAATATAATAATATGGCAGCTAAATATTTATCGTTTCCTTTAGCAACAATTGTTGATTCAGGAACAGAATCGTTAATTACCACAGGTAATAATATTACAGCATTTACAGCAGCGTCTATGACGGATACAACTGCTGACTTTGTTGCACTAGATGTAAAAATAGGAGATACAGTTACAGATACAGTTAACAATGATACAGCGTTAGTAACAGCTGTAACATCAGCAACAGAATTAGCTATTTCTGCTAATATTTTTACTGTGGCTCTAGAAACTTATTCTATTGCAGCATCAACAGCTAATGAGTTATATGATAGTGGTCAAAATTTCGTAACTACTGTTTCCCCTGGAGATATTGTTTTCAATACAACAGCAGGAGCTTCAGCAAGAGTAGTTTCAGTAAGTTCTAATTTTAGATTAGTTCTTTCTGGAGATATTATGACTATTGGAGATACTTATAATGTGCTAGACGAGTTAACTTCTAACGAACAATTAGTTTCTTTATCGGAATTACTAATGGTTCAAAGAACAACTAACTTTATAACTGTTCTTTTTTATGGAGCTGGGTCAGGTAATGATACAATTACTATTACTCATACAGACCAAGGAACTGCAAGTTTAGTTCAAGAAGCTATTCAACTTGCTATGCAAGACGCAGTTAGTATGCCAGGATCTATTCCTAAACCTTCTTCTCAAGAAGTTGGAATTGGCTTAAATTCTAGCAGACACAGAGTTTTAATTAACAGTATTAATATAGCTTAATATTAAATTAACTAACTTTTAAAGGGAGGCTACTAAATAAAGTAGCCTCTTTTTTTTTTCTTATCTTTGTAAAAAACAACTATACACTATGGCTGCTAATATTAATGAGATAAGAAATACTGTTTTAGCTATAGCTAATAAAAACAACTACGGATATATATCTCCTAGTGATTTTAATCTTTATGCTAAACAGGCTCAAATGGACATGTTTGAAGATTATTTTTATCAATACAACAATTGGATTAACAGACAAAATGGAAGAACTTCTGGTTCTGGATATGCTGATATATTAAAAAGTTTAGTAGAAGTTATTGAAGGTTTTTCGGTAACATCATTTCTTGCTCAAACTTTAGCTAATCAATATGCACTTCCAGCAGATTATTATTTTATAGATAAATTGTTTTATTACCCAACTGTTTTATCAACTGGTACTAATACTTTTGTTAATGCATTTAAATTAACTGATGGAGCAGCAACTTTCTCTAATTTAACAGCACCGTATACTCCACCTGTTGGAAGTTTAATAGTTAACACTACAACTGTAGGAGAATGTTTTGTAACCAATGTTGACAGCCCTACTGTTTTATCTATAAGTGGAGATATAATGAACTTAAATGATAGTTACGTTATATATGAAAATACTAACATAACAGAAGTAGAAAGAGTAAGTCAAAACAAAATATTTTATTTGACTAGCTCACCGTTAACAGCACCATCAGCACAATTTCCAGCTTATACATTAGAAGGGAATACAGTTACAGTTTACCCAACAGTTATAGGGCCAAATGTAGGTAGTAGTGTTTTTAGTCAATGGGCAGCATCAAGAGTACAAGCACAATACATAAGGTATCCTCTAACACCACAATGGACATTTGTCGCATTGGCAGGTGGTGAGCCAGTATTTAATAATACAGCTGCAACTTTTCAAGACTTTGAATTACCAGACTCTGATGAGCCAGCATTAATTGCTAAAATATGTCAGTATGTAGGTATTGAAATTAGAGAAGGAGATGTGTACCAATTTGGAACAGCTGAATTAAACGAAGAAACTCAAACAACAACATAAAATGGCATACATAAATGATTATCAATATTACGAAAATGGAGGAGCAAATCCTGAAGATGCTAATTGGGGTTCGTACCAATATACATCTTTAGAAGAGATAGTTAATAATTTTATGTTAATGTATCAAGGTAACAATGAATTATTAAATAACTTAAGTAGATACCAAGTTTTGTTTTATGCAAAAAGAGGAATTCAAGAGCTTAATTATGATGCAATGAAAGAAATTAAAATCTTAGAACTTGATGTATGTAATTCTTTAAGATTTGTTTTGCCTCAAGATTTTGTTAATTGGGTTCGAGTTTCAGTATATAGAAATGGATTTTTATTACCTCTTGTAGAAAACATTCAAACAAATTGGAGTGGAGCTTATTTGCAGGATAATAATTGTAATATACTTTTTGACCAAGATGGTAACGTATTAAAACCTCAACATTCTAATCTTGATATGGATAGAATATTAGGCTCTAAAAAAAGTATTTATTTAAATGCTAACAGTCCTTTTAATAATCAAGCTGGATTTAATGTAGATGGGAGTTGGTATTTTGATTATGCAATAGGAGCTAGATTTGGGTTAAACCCAGAAACAGCTAATCAAAACCCCACTTTTAGTATTGACAAAAAAAGTGGTGTAATTAATTTTAGTTCAGGAGTCATAAACGACATGGTAATTGTTGAATATGTATCTGATGGAATGGAAAACGGAAACAATGCCAGTATAGAAGTTAACAAGCTTTTTGAAGATTATATTTACGCATTTATTAGATACTCTATTTTAAACGGAAGGTTAGGAGTACAAGAATATATAGTAAATAGAGCAAGAAAAGATAAATCTGCATTATTAAGAAATGCAAAAATAAGATTAAGTAATATACACCCTGGAAGACTCTTACAAAACTTAAGAGGTCAGGCTAAATGGATAAAGTAATATGGCATTAACAAGTATGAATTTCGTTGAGGGCAAAATGAATAAGAGTGTTGATGAACGTCTTATTCCTGACGGTCAATATATTGACGCTTTAAATGTACGTCTTGGTTCAACAGAAGGTACTGAAATAGGTGCTGTAGAAAACTCAAAAGGTAACACGCAATTAACAACTCTTGATTTTCAAGGAACACCTTTAGTTAATCCAACCACAATAGGTGCGTATGCAGATAGTGTAAGAGAAACAATATACTGGTTTGTGTCATCCGACAATTACGATATGATTGTATCATATCACACTCCGACAACTCTTATTACTCAACACGTTGTAACAATAAATGTTTTAAATTTTAACCCTACTTTTTTAGTTACAGGTGTTAGTTTAATAGAAGATTTATTGTTTTTTACAGATGACAATAACCCTCCTAGAAAAATAAACATAAACAGAAATTATAATGATCCAGTGGGGACTGTTGATGGTATTATTGCTGAAGACATTAATGTTATATTAAAACCACCTGGGTATGAACCTTTAGACAATCTTCCATCTCCAGACGTAGAATTAGTAAACATTCCAGGAGAAGAAAATTATTTAGAAGACAGATTTGTATCTTTTGCGTATCGTTACAGATATGAAGACAAAGAATATAGTGCTATTTCTTTATTTACCGTACCTGCTTTTTCACCTAGACCTTTTAGTTTAGACCCAAGTAGTTATAAAAATAACGGAATGTTAAACGCTTTTAATTCTGCTAATGTAACTTTTGATACAGGATCAAGCAGAGTTGTAGAAATAGATGTTTTATATAAACTAACTACATCTTCAGTAGTTAATGTAATTGAAAGATTTGTAAAACAAGATTTAGGATGGGGAGATAATACTAATCAAACTATTTTATTTACAAACAGTAAAATTTATACAACATTAGGTTCTGATGAACTTTTAAGATTATATGATAATGTTCCTAGATTTGCTAAAGCTCAAACAATTATGGGTAACCGTTTAGTTTACGGTAACAATGTAGATGGGTATAATATATCTACAGCTAGTGGGCAAACACTTTCACAAAATTTTATTACAAGTGTTGTCAATACTGATATATCTTTAGAAGAAGGCCCTCAACCTATTTTTAACACAGGAGTTTCTGGGCAAGGTAATTCTGTAGACTATCAAATAAACGGTAATAACCCTAATTTTAATTATGCAAATAATACGGTTACTTTTGATTTAACTAATTTTATAGCTAATGTAAACGCAGGTATTGCTAATAAATTAATTGCAGGGACTCAATTAAGTTTTAATTTTTCTGTACAATCTAAATCATGGGAATACACTTCTACAGATGCAGCTGGAACTACAACAACAACTTGTACTTCAGCTGGTTTACCTATAGCTGGCTGTTCATGTTATCCTACATGGGATGGAACAGACTCTCCTTTTCAATTATCTTTTATTTTTAGATTAGACCAAGACTATACTAGCGTTTTTGACATGGTTAATAGTTCTGAATTTCAAGCTCAAGTGGGGACAGCATTATCTATAAACGTAACAGCTTTAAACCTATGTGGTACAGCCACTCAAGGAACTTCAATGGCTGATCGTTTTAATTGTAATGCAGCAGCTGTACCTCAGGTATGTGCTTATACAAAATATAATAGTAGTATTAATGATTCAGTTTCACAACAAGGATTTAATATAACTACAGTGCCAGGAGACAATACATTTTCACTGCAATTAATAGCTATGAATTCAAGATTTGTTGATGGTACTGGAATAATTCATAATGTATTTGAATATTTTGAGATTATTAATAGTAGTTATTTTTACGTTAGCGACCAAGATACCTCAAGTCTACACAGTAATAGAGATTACGAAACTGGAATTGTTTATATGGATGAATATGCTCGTGCATCTACTGTGTTAGTATCATTATTTAATACAGTTTATGTTTCTCCAGCCTCTTCTATAGATAAAAATGAAATTAGTGTATCTATACCTACAATTGACCAAGCTCCGTACTGGGCTAGTTCTTATAAGTTTGTAGTTAAACCAAGTGCTACTAATTACGAAACTATTTTTGTAAACTTTTTTTATGTTAACCCTGAGACTAATGTTACATATTTTAAACTTGAAGGAGATAATCAAAGTAAAGTAAAAACAGGACAAACTTTAATTGTTAAAAAAGATTCAGCAGGGGCTTTAACACAAGAAGTAAAAGTTACTGTTTTAGCAGTAGAAGCTGAAGCTAGAAACTTTTTAGCAGCAGACCCAACAGCAACAAGCCCACCTACTGGCAACCAGCTACCTGGCTTATATATGCAAATGAAAGCAAATAATTTTACTGCTGCATCACAAGATGGGGATGTTATAGAAACATGGCCAACAGTAAATGCAGGTGGTACAGTATCAACAGCATTTCCATGTTCTAATAATGAAATTTGGGTTGCAACACAATCTTTTCAAGAAGTAGCTTCTTTTAGTTATAACAGGTGGATGTACAGATTAGCTAGTTTTGACGATTTAGTTAATCCGAGTTTTGCCAATATGTCTAACATTACATTACCTGCTGGATCGGTAGTTCAAATATTTATAAGAAATAACAGAAGGGGACGTGGAGCTAGCTGTCAAGAAGTTAATTATATATATGAAAAACAATATGTAGTTAGGCAAGACTACGCTTCTTTTTCTGCATGGTGGTTCGGAGATAATATACCAATAGATACTGGCACATTGTTTTCAGGGGCTATGACTAATACGTTTAATAATACTATTATTAATTCAACTACAATACCACCTTGTAAATCTGACATACCTAACCCTACTTCTTTTAATGCTAAGTATCAATTTATAAAAGATCCTAACGGAATAGAATATTTTTCTATAGCCTCTGGGATACCTGCTTGTGCAGGAAGTCTTTTTAATAATAATAGAGTATCAAAGTCTAGAATGAGATTAGTTGTTTACCGAGCTGATAATGCTATTATATTTGAAACAGAACCTACTGATGCAGATCCAGATTTATTTTATGATTCTTCACGGAAATATCCAGTAGTTCATACAGTTCAAAAAAGTTATCACGCTACAGGGCCTGTTAAGGCTAGTGGTACTACTACATCTATTTTAGCTAATAATTTAGTTGATAGTACAGCAACCTTTTTAGGAGCGGTTAATGTAGGAGATTTTGTATACAACCGTAGTTCGACCAATGCTGCTAATGTTGCTAAAGTTACAGCTGTAGTCAGTGCAACACAACTAACACTTGATGTTGATGCGTTTTTAGTATCTGTTCAAAACTATACTATAACACGACCTTATTCTGGGAATGTTAATCAAGACAATGCGACTCCTGCTACTATAATTCTTCCTTTTGCAAATTGTTACACGTTTGGAAACGGTGTAGAAAGTTTTAAAATAGAAGATGCTTTAGCAGGAAGAAGTTTTCAGTTAGGTGAAAGAGTTTTAGCTGTTTCTAATGCTGATTTTAAAGAAGCTGATAGATTTGCTGGATTAACATATAGTGGTGTTTTTAGTGGTCAAAATAATTTAAACAATTTAAATGAGTTTAATTTAGGTTTAGCTAATTTCAAAGATTGTGAAACATCTTTTGGCCCTATACAGTTTTTGTATGCTAGAAGAACAGATATTTTAACATTACAAGAAGATAGAATTACTTATGTAATGGCAGGTAAAAATATTTTAACTGATGCAGTTGGAGGAGGTTTAGTAACGTCAGTTCCTCAAGTTTTAGGAGAGCAAGTAGCTAGACCTGAAGAGTATGGTATGAGTTTTAACCCAGAAAGTTTTGCTTCTTTTGGAACGAGTATGTATTTTACAGATACAAAAAGAGGAGCTGTATTATCACTTACAGGAATTTCTCCAACCTCAGATGTTTTAGATGTTATTTCGCAGTATGGGATGCGTTCTTTTTTTAGAGACCAGTATGCAGCTCAACTAAACACTCAAAAACTAGGAGGTTTTGACCCATATATGAATGAATATGTGTTAAACAGTAATCAAATAAACGTACCTACAGTTGTTCCTGATATACCTTGTAATCAAACTATAAGCCAAACTTCTGCAAGTCCTTATTCTTATACGGTAAATGCAGGCGAGGTAATAGGAACTGTAAATATTCTTATAACAATTGCGGTAGGAAGTGGGAATGTTCAAGTTACTGGAGTGTGGAATGGAATTAGTTTTCCAAATGCACCTGTCGGCCCTGGTTCATATACGTTTATAGTTAATAAAACTGCTAATACACCAGAAACAGTTGATATTATTATTACACCAGCTAGCACTGCTACTTGGTCATCTCAAGTTAAATGTCCTCCAGAAAATTTAATTACAGTAACAAATGTTGTATTGACAACATCTCAAGACGTTAATAAATATATTCATAGTGAATATTATTGGTCTACTAATACTATGGTAAGTCCTATATCAAGTTCTTTAGTTACTTTTGGTTCTAGTTCTTCTGTAGCTTCTTTATATTTCCCTCAAACAGGAGTAAGAAGTCTTGGAGTTTTTCCATATGACGGAGTAAATTTAATTCTTAGAAATAACAAAATAAATTTTGATGATTTTGTTTTTAATCCTGCGGTTCATAAATTTTTATATTTAAGTACAAATACTGTCTATCAGAATACACCTGCGGATATTCAAGCTTTATTAGCAGCTGCTGCAACTATAACTCCTATTACAAATCCTTCAACTGGTTTGTATGAGGCTAAAGTTCCAACTGCAAGCATTCCTTTAAATCAAAATCTATTATATGTAATACAAGATTTAAGAAATGTAACTGCTCAAAAACTATGTTATAGTGCTGCAAGCGCACAAGAAGCTTGTTGTGACTGTAATGCTGCTGGACAAGGTTGTGTTGCAGACCCAGCTTGTTGTTTTGGATGTACTGCGTTTTCAGTTTCTCAAGTAAGAACTAGCGAGTTAGACGCTTGTGCAGCCCCTTTTATCACTATATATTATCATTCTGGAACATCTACTTATCCAGTAATTGGAGATTTAGTATATTCGTCCTCACTATGTGACCAAGGAACTCAAGCTGCAAATGGTTATTATAGATTGACTCAAAATAATACTTGGATGAGAGTAAACAATAGTGGAATAGTAATAGGATTAGGAACATGTTAAAAAAATAAATTATGGCAGGATGTATAGGAACTTATTATTATGATGGAACAGATTTTTCTGGATCAACATCTATATACACAACTCAACAACTAACAACTGTAGCGGCAGATGGCTGGTATAGTTTAAACGGTGTATCTAGGCGTATGTTAAACGGAGTTTTAGAACAACCTCTTGCTTGCGTTGGATGTGCATCTCCTTGTTCAGTAACACCAAGTGCTACTAATGCTGGTGGTGGATTATATAAAGCTGTAATAGATTTAGGTTCTACAACAGGTGCGGTAATATTAAAGTTTACAGTTTTTAATATCCCTGATAAAATGACTTGGACTTATGATTCTCAGACAGCTTCAGAATATTCTTCTCCACTTTTTGGATACCTTGAAGGAGTGATTGGTAATGAAGCAGCAGCAGGGGCTACAACTTATTGTCAAAGTAGTACAGGAGGAGCAATGAACAATAACCTTGGAAGTAATGGTGGTACTTATGTTAATTTACCAGTATTTAACTGGGATTCAGCTTCTAATACTTTTATAGCTTCAGGAGCAACAAGTACATTAGGCCCTTACACAAATTCAGCATCTGGAGGTGTATCTTTTACAACATCTGCTCCAGGGGAAGTTGTAATGGTAGTTCCAAAGCCTAACGCTTCGCCTAATCTTTTATTACTAGATATTCAAGCACCTTGTTTAGCCACAGCGTGGTCAATGATAACTGCTTGTCCTGAAGAGTTAACACAAACATTAACTACAGTAGTTAAGACAACTCAATCAGACGCATGTAATGCACCAACTAGAGCAACACCTATCTTTAACGCTCCTGTAAATGGAACAGCTGGAGTAATAGGTTTATACGACTGGGTTTTTACTGATATTAATGGAGTTACAGCTGCGGCAGCAGGATTTTATTCTAGTGGAGCGCAAGGAACAGGCGCACCATTTTTTGAGGTAGATGCAAACGGAGTAGTAACATCAATAGGAACTTGCCCTTAAAAATATAAATTATGTCAATACCAACTTGCCCAACCTTATCATTTTCAGGCCCTCCAGTACAGGGATGGCCATCTTTTTATTCTTTTTGTCCAGACTGGATGCAGGGAATGAATAGTTATTTTTACACATGGAGTGGAGGAAACCTATATAGACACAACACTAATGACATTCGTAATAACTATTACGGTGTTCAATACAACTCTACTATAACAGGTGTGTTTAATACAGAACCTCAAACAATAAAGTTATTTAAAACCATGTCTTTAGAAAGTGATTCTGCTTGGAGCGTAACAAATTTAGTTACAGACTTAAGTACAGGGTCAATGCTAAGTGCTTATTTTGAAGAAAAAGAAGGAGAATGGTTTTCTTTTATTAGATCAAATGCAGGAGCTATTGATTGGAGATTACGTTCTGCAAATGGTATAGGAGATAATATTAATGTTACAGGGCCTCTAAATGCTACTGTAATAACATTCTCTGTACCAGACTCACCAGGATATATTATTCAGGCAGGATCTGCTGCGACTGGAACTGGTGGAGATGACGCTTATTATAACAATGGAGGTGTACCTGTTTTAATTGGACGAGTAACAGCTGTAAACAACAGTAGTGTTGTAGGAGCATCTACTATAACTGTTGATGCAACAGGTAATGCACAACCCCCAATAGGTTCGTTTATTTTGTATATTAAAAACTCAGTCGCTGAGTCTCATGGAGCTAGAGGGTATTTTCTTGAATTTACCATAGAAAACACAGCAACTACCGCTGTAGAATTATTTGCTGTCGGTAGTAGTGTGATGAAAAGTTTTCCATAAATTATTAGTATCTTTGCTTTAATGAATTTAAATGTTAGAGTTTTAAGAGAAGGTGACTATGACAATATATTAGTTAAATGGTGGAAAGACTGGAGATGGACTCCACCTACTAAAGACTTTTTACCTAATAATGGTAACGGTGGCTACATTGTTTATGATGATGATATTCCTGTTTGCGCAGGTTTTATGTATCTTACAAATTCTAAAGTAGTTTGGTGTGACTGGATTATATCTAACTTTAAATATAAAGACAGGAAAAAAAGAAAGAAAGCTATTTTATTACTTATATCAACTATTAGCGAAATAGCAAAAGAATTGGATAAAAAATATGTGTATGCTTTATTAAAGAACAAACCCTTAATAAACACATATAAAGAATTAGGGTATGTAGAGGGTGGCTCTTATACTCACGAAATGATTAAAATATTATAATATGGCAGCAGTAACATCAGCAGTAGTAGGAATAGCATCAGGAGTAGCTGGGGCAGGAATGTCTTTTGCCCAGGCATCAAAAGCTAAAAATGCAGCTAACGTAGCAAAACAAGATTCTAAGAGGCTTATGGCTGAAGCCAAGATTATGGCAGAAAAGAATTTTTACGAAAATTTAAATGTTCCTGTGGGAGCATATGAAAGACAAAGAGAAGAAAACATGGCTTCAGGTTCGGCAGCTGTTCAAGCACTTCAAGAAGGAGACGCAAGAGGTTTAGCTGGAGGAGTTGGTCAAGTTAATCAAGCTCAGAGTGCTGCAAGCGAAGGATTAAGGAATGATTTAGGTCAAGCTTTATATGATAATGACAAAATGAAAGCTGAGGCTAAAGATAATATTAATCAGAATTTAGTTGCTGCAAACATAGGAGAAGCAAAAGATGCAAGTGCTGAAGCAAACTATCAACAACAGCTTGGTGCAAGTAGTATGAAAAGTGGAGTAAGTTCTGCTTTAGGAGCAGTAGGTTCTGCTGCAAGTTTAGTTCCTTTATATGGTAAAGGAAGGGCTGCAAAAGACGCTAAAAGCATATTCGGTGGTGACGCAGGTGCGCAATTTAAATCTAGAGGTATTGGAGAAGATAGAGGATTAAACATGCTAAGTGGCTTAGATAAAGGTACTCTTAAAAAAATTAGAAAAGGAGGCTCTTTTGATTTTGATACTTTATTTGGTAAAGGAAGATTAAACACAAGAACAGGAAATCAAATTTATGAAAGTGAGCCTGGATTCTTTGACATGAAAGACGACGATTAAAAGAAAACTATGGCATTAAATGATCCAAAAACTTGGTCTGTAAGGGCTGAGAAAGACGTACAAAAAAACACCATTGACTGGGGAACTGTTGCAGCAGATATAACAACAGGTATTGAAGCAATTCGTGACGATAGAGCAACAAGAAAAGGTGCTATAGACGAGGCTACTTCTAAAATGATGGCTGAGTTAGCTAAAGGAGAAAATATTAATAACGCTACTTTGTCTACAGCTTTAATAGATGGTGGTCAAAGTGCTACTGAGGCTTTACAGATACAAGTTGATTTAATGAAAAAAGGATTAATAAAGCCAAAGGATTATAAAATATTTCTACAAAAACAACAAAACGCTTATACTAATTTAAAAGGTGTAATTAGCAACTGGGATGCATGGGAAACTAAATCTAGAGAAAGATTAGCAACTGATCCTAAAACCAACTTACAAATAGCTTCTCAATTAGAACAAGATTTTAATATAAGTACATCAGCTTTTGGAAATATGGAAAACGTAAAGTTTATACCAACTACTACTGGAGGTATGGAAGCTGTTCGTTTAATAGAAGAACCACCAGGGTCAGGTAATTTTGTAATGCCAGACAGGAAAAAAAATCCTGATAATTTCATGAACCCTAATTCGGTAGGAACTAGACAAAATTTTCAGTTAAATACTGTTAATGTAAACGCAGGTATGACTGACTACTCCGCAGGTTTGGGAACTTTAATTTTAGAAGAAAAATTATCTGGTAGTGGTAGTAGAATATTTAAGACCATGGAGGATATTAGATTGCATCCTGATTACGATGGAACTAAACAGGACGCTATAGATTCATTTATCACAAATGATATTGCTAAAGCAAATGTTTTAGGTACTATGCGAGCTGCTAATGGCAAAGGTTATAGGTTTGCTGGGTCAGAAGAGCAAAAAAATAAAATGATGGAAGAAGGAGTTGATGCTGCAAATATAATTATGTATACATCAGAAAACGGAAATCCAGTTTTTGGCCCTGATGCTTTTAGTGCTGTAGATCAAGATATTGTAGACTTTTTAGGAGGTCAGTTTGATAGCAAATTAGCTCAAAAAACTGAGCTAGAGGGAGGTATAGACCCTATACAACCTAAAGCAAAATCAACTGCTGATGCTGTCTTAGAAAAAGAACAAAAAGAATTAGGAACTAATATTAGAAACTTAAACAATATCTTAACTTCTGATGATCCTGATGATGTACAGGGTAACTTAGAAACTTTAATTGAACAATATAATCAAAAACTTGCAGCTAAAGGAAAACAACCAGGGAGAAAAATTATTGGCTATACATTAAACGATGATATCATTCAGTTTAAATATGCTGATAAAACAAATAGTAACGCTATTAATCGTCAAGGAGGAGGAGCAGATGGTGATATACTTACTTTAGAAGATAATGAAACAGTAGGAATTAATAATCAAATTTATCAACTAGGTGTTGCTTTGGATGGACAAATGTTTAACAACCAAATAGTGGTTGATGATTGGATTTCTCAAAATAAATTTGAGACTGGTGGACAAAGAGGTATTAGCACTGACCAGGCGAAAGAATTACTACTTGTACCTGATCAAAGAAAAATTATTGTAGAGAGCTGGAAGGGTGAGAATGGCATGTCGTCCGTTCCAACAGAGCAAGAACTTATAGACCATGCGCAAGTAATGAATCAAGATTCTTTAGATGTGAGTTATTCTATGGATGATTATGATTACGATAACAAGAGTACAGATGTAGGAACAATGACTGAAATTACTGTTAGAGGGGATCAACAAAAAACAGTGGCTTCTGGCGTTGGTGGAGATGAAATTAAAGCTAAAGAGCTAGAAACAGCTATGTTTAGGAATATAAACGCAATGTTAACTCCACAATTCCAGAAAGATTTAAAAGCTGTAGGTGGTGGCATAGAAGTTAAACAAACAAGAGGTAAATCTAGTGAAGGTGTTGATAATCAAGGAGCAAATCAGGTACAGTATGAGAT